TCTCAAGGAGATGCTTCGGGTGCAAACCTTACTCAGAAAATGGAACTCAATGCTGATGGCAATTTGATTTTGGACGGCGGTTCACTCATTATCAAGGAAAGGGCATCTGCCCCTGCTGACGCAGCAGGATACGGGCAACTGTGGGTGAAGAGCGATGGTGATGGGGAACTCTACTTCACCGATGACAACGGCACTGACATACAACTCACCGATGATGGTGCTGCTGCTGGTGGCGGTGGTGGTGGTGGAGGTGTATCGCTTTCAGGTAGCACCGACAACACGATAGCCACTGTGACAGGTTCAAATGCAATTCAAGGTGAAGCCAACCTCACGTTTGATGGAAGCACCTTGGCGTTGGCAGGTAAGCAAACCATCACTGTGGCCGATACCGTATCTGAGGCATTCAAGGTCACTATTACTGACAGTGACAGCACTGCTGACTCCACGCCATTCATCGTTGATGGTGATGGTAGAGTCGGTATTGGAACGGCATCGCCTGTCGCTGGTACGGCTCTCACCCTCAATGGAGATGGCACGTCATACGAGGGCATAGCCTACCTAGTCAACGGCTCTACCAAGTTCAAGATGTCAACTGATAGCAGTTCTTTCTACCATGACAGTTCCATAAGTGGTGGAAAAGTAACCTTCAGGACAAGAAACTCAAGTGGTACTCTGAGACCTTCATTAGTTACTCACGGTGCTAACCACAGTGTATCTATTGGTTATAATGGAACAAGTGGCTCAACTCACACATCGAACAACACACTACAAGTTAACGTAGGAACAGAGGATGGTGTTGCAGATAAAGACGATGGTATTCTTCTTCTCAACAGTGACACATCAATAGCAGACGGTGATATGATTGGTGGTATTGGTTTTGCTACTAGAGATGGAAACATACCAAGTGTGACTACTGAGGCAGCAGCAGCAATTGTCGCTTATGCCGCAGAAGACCATAGTACAGGAGACAAAGGTGGAGACCTTGCTTTCCTCACATCTGCGATAGATGACAATCAAGACACAGCATCTAATGAGAGAATGAGAATAACATCAGAGGGTCAAGTGGGTATCGGTCTAACTAACCCTATCGCCTTAATGCACGTCAAAGCAGACAATTCCGCCACGAGTCAAACCACTGCTGGCTCTGCGAACATAACGATAGAGCAGGATGGTACAGGAGACGCTGCCCTCAATTTCCTACTGACGGGGGTTAGAAGGTGGATAATGGGGATTGACAACAGCGACTCTGACAAGTTCAAGATTCAAACGGGTGCTACTTCTCTTGATGGTACAAACCATGTTGATGCTCTGACGATTGAATCGAATGGCGATGTCGGAATAGGCACTACGAGTCCCGCTAGACCGCTTCACGTTGTTGGGGATGCCTATGTGCAGAGTGGTGACATCCTCCTTTCAAGAGGGAACTACTACCTACAAGATGCGAGTGATGGGACTAAGAGAGGGAGTTTCACAAGTGATGGCGTTTGGGCTTGGGAGAATGTCAGTGTCGGAATAGGCACTACGAGTCCCGAAGAAGCATTACAAGTCGAAGGGAACATACGCATACACGGTGGAAGTGGTGGTAAGGGCGCACAATTGGACTTCGGTGACGATTATCGTATTCTCAAATACACAACCGCCGATACCCTACTAATGAGTGGGCCGGAAGATGTTGTCATTACTATTGATAACAACAACAATGCTACTACGAACTTCTTTGCAGTAGGCAATAACGACAGGGAAGAAGGAGATACTCACTACAACGAACTCTTCCGTGTGCAGGAAGATGGTAATGTCGGAATAGGCACTACAAGTCCCGGTCATCTGCTAGATGTTGATGGTAATGCGAGAGTAGGAACGACTGGTGTTGCAGG